GGCCACGTTTATACATCCTGTTCAAATGATAATGCTGTCTCACCAAATGTGGTCAGTATACCGCAATCAACGGTATATTTGCGAGTGACTAAATCGTAATCGGTTTTAAAACTCAGCAATCGCACCACGCCGTCGGTTCGAATGATACGATTTTTAATCGCCGCTTCGGCTGCGCTGAGTGATTTCGGTTTACCTAAAATCTGTTCCCACCAGGGTGTACCGTCCGTGATGTCGCGGAAATACTCACCCAGAAACAGACGGAGACGGGTCGCGACGGTCTGGGCGATTTCCTCCCGTCCGTTGATGAACTGCGTCCCGCTCGTTACGATGTCACCCGTTACCGGGTCAATAGCGCGTACGGTCATGGGTTTTTCGGCTCCTGCGTAGGTTGCTGCGTATTACCGTCACTGTCAGGCCCCTGATTGTGTATATGGGTGTTCAGCATCACACCGTTTGGCAATGTGATAATACCGCTCGGGCTGATGGTCACACCGTTGATATTCACTGTGCCATCAGGGAGCATCGTGTCGGTGCCGTTGCCGTTGGTACGCTCGATGGTGCCGTCCGCTTTGATCCAGAGGTAATGTGTTCCGGCTTTGTTGCGTAACCTGATGCCATCGTTCGCAAAATCGGCTATTTTACCGACCTGTGAGCGGAAACCCGGTATGAACAGCGCGTCGTTGAAGTCGTGGAACCTGATTTGCGGTTGTTCGGCTACGCCGCCGGTCTGAACCCACGCGTCGATGCAACGCTGCGAGAAAATAACAAGTCCTTCGCACCCGGGATCAATCTGATATTCCAGCGTCCAATCGCCGCCACTGAAATGAACAGGGCATTTAATGAGGGGCGGCGGCGTGAACGTTTGGCCGTTGATATCAATTCGAACCACGCCGATTTGAATTTGCGCGAGCTGGGTCGCCGGGTCGAATGCGATCACATTGCCCGGTATGCTGGTTCCGACCGATTTCATCATCTCGATAAAAGCGGTTCGGATTGTTTGGGATAGAGTGGATTTTTCAGCCATCTTTTATCTACCACCTACCTGTTGCGGTCTGATCCCGGTGATCAATGTTGACCAGTCGTTACCAGTCGTATCGCCACGATGCGTCAACCTGAAAATATTATACTCCCCTTTACCTGCTGACTCAGGCACATCCACAAAGTACAAGTTGCTAAAATTGAATGTGGCGCTGGTTGCCTCAATTTTAAACCGACCACCAATCCGCAAACGTGGATCCAATCGTACCGTAACGTCTGCACCGACCTCGGTAATAACGGGAATACCTTCCATGCCCGTAAACTGCGATACGATATGCACCGGGCCCGGGCGCGTGGCGTTGATGCGTGTCACCACTAACCGACCATTCTCCACCACCCAATAAAAACCGTGCGTCTCGGCTAAATCCTCAAGGTAGACGATGGGGTCGCCCGTGAGAGTGTAGCCATTCGCATAGGGTAGTACGTCGCTGAATTGGTCGGCTTCCAACTCGATAGGCAGTTCCAGCACACCGGCCAGCGCGTTGAGGATGTCCACGATGGTGCAGTCCTCGCCCAGCGCCTCGTTAATGCTGGGGCGCTCATTAACCAACGTACCACCCCGGGCGATAATCTGCGTTACGACGTTGGCACCCTCGCGCCGCCTAAACACGTTGCGGATAACCCCCATGAATATGGTGGCGATGTTATCACCGTAACCGGCACGAAGCGCCAATTTTGTGCCACGGGTAAACGCCTTGTTCGCTGTCTCGGCTGTCAGGTTGGTGATGATGATATCGGCGTAACTGTTATAGTTACCATAGTCGATCAACACCTCGAACGTCATTTTAAACTGACGCCCACCTTGCCCCGACACGAACAATTCATCATCGAGATAAATCTCCCAGCGTCGGTCAGTATAACTACTCATCGTCTGACACCCACACCAGCTTGTTGTCGCGCCCGAGGTTGTCGAGTGTTACGTCTGCGCCGACAAATACCAGCCGACCACCGATGTCCGCGCCGTAATTCTGCGACACTTCTGCGCCTGGCTCGAGCATTGCACCGGCAATTAGCAGCGTCCCTTTGTGATAGACGTCCATGCTCCACGCTGGGCCCGCAACGGTAATGTAATTGATTATGAATTCCAGCGTCTTACCGCCGAGTAACATTGTGAATCGCTGATGCGCGTTTGTGGCACCACTGAGCAACGGTATCGTGATCATCCGATAACCCCCGTAACGGCTGCGACGGTTGATGGTTGGGTCGTTGTGCCCGATATCTCGCCACGGTTGTTCTGTGCGCTCGCCTGGGACTGTGCTGGGTCGCCTTCACGCAATTGGTCAACGAGAGGCGCGTTCTTCGACAGTGTGGTCGCCAGGGTCGGGTATTCCTGCATGTCCGCCTCGAATATGAGCCCGTTTTCGTTCTCAGGATCTTTGGTGCGGCGGATCCGCGATATGACCATGTTGGTCAATTGAATGTCACCCGCGTCGATATCAAACGGTTCACCCGTGGTCATCAGGCCGATGAGAAATTCAAGCGTAGCGCTCGACCGTGTTTCACTGCTGCCAGCCAAGAACCCGGCAGACAGACCCGCTATTGTGGACAACACACCCGAGTCAAACGGAAGTATGCCGGTGAAGTCCGTCACGCTGGTTCGCAACGGATTATTGCTCACCGCACCCACAATGGACCATTTGAACGGTAATATAACCCGGTGGTCCGTTGCGCGTGCGCCCAGTTCAATCACGTATTCGGTCAACTCCACATTGGCCTCAAACGTGTCTTGTAACACTGCATCGAATTGCCGACCGGCAATCGTTGGGGCTTCACGCGTGAAAATGCTAATTATCGACATCGTTATCCCCTCGTATTCGTGCTGAGTTCGTCGATCGTGGTCGTCCCCATCTCACCTACAACATCCTGGATGCGGCGGTCAATCACACGTCCATCGAGGATCACTTCGTTGGTGATGCGTATCGGTTGCTGCGACGGCGCAACGCCTGGAGCGAACGGGGCAGGTTGGAACGTGCTAGGTTGGGTCGATATTGGCATCATCGGCGCGGGTAACATTGATGACGGCATCAGTTCACTAATCGGTGACGTCATCCAGTCCGGTAGACCCAGCGCCTGGCCTGTCTCATTCAGATCGGTCGTGAAAAACCATTCGGGCAGACCCGTGGCAGCGGAACGTTCCGCGGCTGTCTTATCACCAATCTGAAATATCGCTGCGAACCCCTCAGCGATGGCTGTCACCTTACTGATGCGATCGTCACCGAACCAACTGTTAACGTCGCGAGTAATGTCGTTAATGACCGGCAATATCTTCTCGCTGATCGCATTCGCCACGCCTCCGATATTACTCTCCAGCTCGACCCACTCGTCACGGAAGTCACGCGCCGCCTGAGACATTTCTCCCGTCAGCGGTCGGATGTCTCGGAATTTAGCCACCAGCGCATTAACCTGGGTACTACCTTGGGAAAGTAGGCGGATGCTCGCCTCGTCCAGCCCGAGCGCTGCTGCCGCGTTCAGGCGCTGCTGCGTGGTCATGCGTGCGAATTGGTCGGCCAGTGAGATGTACGCCTCGGTCGCATTCGTGGCGGCGATGAGCGGGCCCGTATCGATACCGGCGCGACCCGCTTGAGCGATGAACCCGGCGTCACCCACCAGCAGACCGGCACGCAATCGCTCAATACCCGCAATCTGGGACATGAACGATTCGAGTGTACCGCCCTCGGTGCGTAATGCGTTACCCAGGGCGAGCACTTCCTCGGCACCTGTACCCATCACTCTGGCAAAATCGGTCAGGGTGTTCGTGGACGCTGCGAAATCGGACGTGAGCGCCTTCATGCCGAACGCACCACCAACCACCGCGCCGAGTTGCAGGGCGCTGGCTTTGATGGACTGGATACCCGCGTCGATCTCTTTCGCGCCTTTGCGGTCGTAGTCGAAACCTAGACCCACTAAGAAGGATGTTAAAACTTGTGCCATGACATTCACAGGTTGGTGGTAATAGCGATAGTATACCAGCACTTGACACGCTGGGCGAGCGGGTGTAACCTGACGATGTTGTCAATTAATAGGAGGTAAACGGGACAATGATCAAAGACAAATAACAAGGTTGGCTGCTGTTGGGGATATTGGCACTTGTCGCAACTGGCGAGTCAATCGTCGAATTATTGGTAGGATGATCGCATGGATCCTGTAACACAGGCGTTTTACGACGAAGGTTTCTACGCGGGACGGTTCTACCGAAACCCGTACAGCAGCGCGTCGCAAATTTGGCAGTATCACGCTTGGGAGGCGGGTCATTGGGATAAGTGGGGGCGGGTGTGATGAGTGAAGATAAAATAGTTGTAACCATTGAGACTTGCAATCAGATAGGACCAGAAGATTACAAGAACGTGAGATTTAGTAGAGTATTTTCCATTAATAGGCCAATGTCGGATATTTTCAAATGGGCTAAGAGTATGGGAGTGAATTGTCCGACAGTAAATTCGGTTACTTTTTCTGTTTTCACAGGTGAAAGTATTTGAAAAACGCCCCGTCAAGGGGCGTTTTGCTGCATTGCCGCATTGAATGCGTCGAGCATTTCATCCATGGCAATGTTGAACCGCATTACGTCCGCCAGGTTGTACGTGCCGTCACGTAATTCGGACAGTTTACACAGTGGCGGACAGACCCCGCTAATACCTACACAGGGTCGCATCATAAACCAATCGACAGCCGGGTCGGTGTCTACTCGCTCGCTTGCTCCCCGGCGCTTTTTTCGCTTACGAGCCAGGTGAAAAAATCCTCCAGATTCCAGCGCACCAGATCCGCTATCAAGCGGAAATAATCCAACTGTTTACCCTGGAAGTCCCGAACCGATACACCCGTATCAGTACCGGCAATTTTCACACGTTCAAGTACAATGTCTGCCACTTCATCAAACACCGATTCAGGGAGCGCCAGCAGTGAACCGACGAGTAATGACCCGTCGATGACTGTAGCACCCGCCCGACCAGCGTTAGCACTGACCAGTCCACCGACGAGAAGTAACAATTTCTTCTGTCGTTCGGCGCTGGCCTGTGCAGCGTTGAATGTAGCATTACCGATTTTAAAGGCCCGTACGGTCATTGTTACCAACCTACCTTATTGCGTCAATTACTGAATCATCATAATAAAACCATTCGGTGCATCCGTCAAAATCTTTGAACCCACACGGTACGAACAACGAATGCAAAAATCGTTCAGTATTAAGAATGTGTTCACCATTGCCACTCATGCTGTCGATAAGTTCGAACTTGAATGGTGTAGTGCTTTTCAGCTTCCTCATTCTGGAGTGCAGACTGTTAGACACTCCAATTTTCATATAATTACCGCAATCCGACCTTAGAATATATAATGTACCTTCGATGCGAGTATTATAACAGCCGCCCGTACACGCTGGGCAACCGCAGCCGTTCAGATGATCGTAAGGAGTTTGAGCAAAGATACCGTGCACAGGACATCTTATGTTCACTTTCACGTTGTTTCTGGTGTACTCAACCGCAGAATAATCGTATTTGTTATTATGAAGTGCTGATGCACGTTTAGCGAACCGATCGCGACCGAGTCTTAACCTTTTACCGTTGGATATCAAAGCGCATTTAGGACAACCTCTGCCTTTCAAATGAGACGATGGTTCCTGTGAAAATCCCCCGTGATTTTTACATTTGATGGTGACCTTATTATTCGCGCCTTTGTATTGCACGGACGAATAGTCGTACTTATCCCCGTGAACACTTTTGGCATCCGTCACGAAGTCGGATTTTGTCCTTTGTGTCTTAGCAGACGAAACCTCATATCCGCACGCATTACATCCTGCACCCCTCAAGTGGTTATTAGGTATCTGTTCGAAATAACCGTGAATACGGCATTTTATTAAAATCTTTGTTTTGTTACCGTTGTAGATAGTTTTATCATACAAATACTTATCCCCGTGCACAGATGCGGCATCTTTAATAAACTCGTCTGTTGTTTTCTTACGCATGTTGACCCTCTGTCCGGTTCAAGGAGTTGTACTCTCTACATTGTAAAACAAACCCCTCATTTACGGGAGGGGTTTAGAGTATTATTGCCCTTTAGTCGCTGTCCAGACGTTAAACTCAATAATGTATTGGTCATCGCTGATAGTTGAACCACCGCGACCCACTGACGCATCGTTCACGATCACTCCCTCGGTACCGACAGCCGCTTCGAGCGTACCGATTTGAGTCTTACCGAGCGAGATGTTCGCGCCGGACTCAAACAGACCTTGCAGGAACGCACTGTCAGGGCTGCCCGGGTTCAGATACAACGTTACGCGACGACCCGGATTGATACGGTCGAGACGCACAGCGTTACCACCCTGGCCACGACGCAACACACGCTTAGGGTCGATAGGCTCGTCGGTAAACGGCGTGGCAGTTTCGCCCCAGTCGTTAATCTCGCGACCGTTGATGTTGACCGTAAAGAGGTCAGTACTAAAATTGTTCAATGCCATGATTAATACACCTCAATGTCAACTGGTGCGACGTGGATGGCACCGGCGCGGAAGATACGGATTTTCAGCGGTGCGGCTTTACGCGCATCACGATCCGGTTGCAACAGGTTCAGAATGTCCTCGGGCTGGGTCAGGATTTCATAACCCACAGTGAACGCTTCGAAACCAGTGTCCGGGTTGATGTAGTTACGCGGGCCGAGATAACCGTTCGAGATGAACGTCTCACAAATCACCTTCGTAGCGCTGATAAGCGTAGCCTGACCGGTTGGGGTCTGCGGTAACTTGGTCGGACGATTGAACACGGTATTGTACAGTTGAACTTCCATGTAGTTCAGGAACGCTTCGAGGTTGATCACGTCGTCCATGTACTCGCCGAAGCTGGAGTGTGACCACGAGTTGATGACCCGACCAGCGTCCACGCTGCCCTTATTCTCGACCTTGGTGTAAAACTGACATTTCTTGGTCGGCTGTTTCATCGCGGCGTAAGCTGTGCCGGTCAGGTCTTCACCAGCTACACCTGACAGGACTTTACCTTCACCGGTGATAGTGGTGTTCAGGCCTGAGTAATTCACTTTGGCGAAATACTTGGTTAACGCCAGACCCGCATAGGCGTCAGTCGCGTGGGACATGGTAC